AGGTCGTACTAATAGCGCATCAATAATTTTATCAGGGGATCAAGGATTTGCAGGTATGAGGGGGGGAAATGATAAAAGAAGGTTGTGGAGTGGGATAGACACGCCAGGGCGTGGAAAAAATCTATCAGACTTTAATATAAAGCTAGCCCCTCTTTTATCAGAGAGATTTGATCTTAATACTCCGTTTCCAGGAACGTTTATGAAGTTTCCTTATATGAATACATATAAAAGAACACTAGACGGTAACATACCACGGACAGAAAGAATTAATCCTGTAACAGGAGAAGTAGAAAGTATAAGTAGTTGGAATATTGATGATCAATATAAAGCTTTTAATGATTTAACAACTGATAATCGTATAGCATATAAAAAGAATTTTGATTGGTTAAGACCAATGAGTAATGAAAATCATTTTTATCCTGGTACTTTTGTTAAACAAGACGGATCTCCGTTTAATGTAGACTTTGACTATACAAGAGGTGTACTAGCGAATCCAAAATTAGGAGGAATAGAACAGTATATCCCAAGACATTTTTTAGGATTTGATTGGGGTACAAAACCAAACTATGGTCTTCCTAATAAGTATGATTATCCTAATGATTTTGATATTAGAAGTCTTCCTAACTTAAATAAAAAATTAGAAATAGGCGGAGAACTTTCAAAGGCGCAATGGGGTGGGTTTGGAAACTTGTTTAAAAAACCAAATATTTCTAGAACTCGTACTTTAACACCAAGTAATAAACCTATTATTTCTACTAAAACAATTAATCCTGTTACTGGAAACTTTACAAAACTTGCTAATGAAAGAACACATCCAGTTATTGGTGATTATTCTTTTAGCAGTATGAAAGGTGAATATGATTGGTTACAGAATGCTGGTCAAATGTCAGACAGATTTGTTATAGCTAAAAATCCTATATATAATAATGAAGGACAACTAATTTCTTATGATATGCCTAATTTAACTAATGATGGTTATATGACATTAGGTGAGTTTTTTGATACACCAGGTGATGAAAATTTAAAAAGCCTTTTAAAAACAGAAAAATCTATAGACGGTCTTTTACAAGACATAAATAAACAAGGATTATTTCATTTAGATATGCATTCTAATAATATTATGGTAAAGCCAGGTTTTGGTGGTGCTATATTAGATTATAAAATAATTGATCCTGTTGGTTTACCTCAAATAACCCGTGACACAGACTTTTCAACTTTTGCACCATTAGAATTTAATCAATTAAAATTAAATTTACATCCAACATTTTATCCAGAAACAACACAATCTACAAAGTTTAATAATGTAATGGATTTCTATGGTGGTATAGAAAAAGATAGATACGGAACTATACTTCGTCCTAATGAAGCAAAATTTAATTCTAAAGGAGAATGGAAAAAAGAAGGTGGACAATTACCTAAAGCGCAATTTGGTAGATTTAAATTTTCTCCTAAAGTTAGAAAGAAAATGACTACTGATGGAAATTTATTAAACACTAAAAAGCTTGATAAATTACTACAAAGAAATTATACTAGTGGTGAAATTGATTATTTAAAAAATATTATAAAGTCTAATCCTAATATAATTCAAGGAAATTTTATAGATCTTAATAGTCTTGAAGGTCTTGCAAATAACAATGCTGCACGGTTTGAATTTAAAGATATAAATGATTTTGATACACGTATGGTTAATGGTGTTGAAGGTGTAAGATCTAGATGGACTGATGTAGGTTCTGTAGATCCAACATTTGCTTATTTAACTGGTGATACACCTGATTTTGGACTTTACAGGTATCCAGAAATACTACCATCACAGTTTGGCTACTTAAATCAAAGTAATATACGTAGTCCTTACATGGAATTTAAAGGTAATCAAATTTTACCAACAAATTTTTCTATAGGAATGACTGGATTAACTAAACCATTCTTAGATAGTCATCATGACGGATTACATATACTTGATCCAGGAGCTCATGGATGGATGAGAGGTTTTGTAGATAAAAGATTTCCTAACAGATATAATCTAAAAGAACTTCAGACTGACATTAATAAAGATCCTATGTTTAATCTTTTGAAGTCTAAAAATACTTCTCAATTATCTGAACAAGTAGATAGATCAAAACATAGAATAGACAGAAATGAAAAGGAAATAGCAAGAACACAAAATGAATTACAACTTATTCAACAAAGAAAAAATGAAATATATGGGCGTGATGAATATGCTAATGAACTTGCAGATCTAGAGTATAGAGAACAAGGTTTAATTCAGTCGTTGGAATATCAAATGCTAAATTATCCAATTGCTAAAAGAATCATGGCTAATACTGATGGTGATATGAGTAATTTAATTCAACTATCAAGAATAGGATTTGATCCTTATTCAAGATTAAATAATGAAGCTTTTTCTTTCTTACAAGATAAAGGGTTTAATCAAATTGTAATACCAAATAGTCAAACTATAGGTAATATACAAGGATGGGATCCAGAATTACCTAGTAGTTATAAGGGTACTTTAAATTATTATAATACTTTACCAAATAATATTCAATTAATAAATACTGGTAATACTTTTGGCTTAGATAACTATAGTGGTAATATATTTAATTTACAACGTACACAAAAACCGTTTGAATTATTTAAAAAATATGGCGGTCAAACTTCAACATATGCTTTAGATACTAAACACGCTAATTATAAAAAAGGAGCTGAAGTATATAAATATGGAGGACAATCATATAATATGGAAAAAGCACAAATAGGAAAAGAAACAAACACGTATGATCAAGAATATAGTATGTTTGAAAACTGGCTTCAAGAACAAGAAGCTAGTTGGGACTATATAAAAAATACTCCTTCTTCTGTGTTAAAACCTGATGGTAAAACATATTATATGATGTTTGAAGATAATAAGTTTTATCCGTACTATTTTAAAAACTCTGATGGTACACTGGAAACCGAAGCTACAGTTGGTTTTGGAATGAAAGGAGCAGATGTGTATGAAACATATAAAGATGGGATGTCTCTAGAAGAGGCCGAAACAGGTAGAAAAACAGATATTGATAATGCCTTAAGAAAAACTAAAATATTTATTGATGCTAACTATGGAGAAGGTGAATATGATAAATTAGATGCTAGAGAAAAGTTTATGTTAGCTGATTTTACTTATAATCTTGGAAGATTAAGTAAATATCCAAAATTTGCTGATGCAATAATGACTAATAATTTTGATGAAGCATTAGCACAATATATTAGAAAAGATCAAGAAGGTGGAACAGAATTAGCTAGAAATGATGCTTATTTAAATACTTATTTACAACCTTGGATAAACAGTGAACAAGAAAGAATAGCAGAAGAAGCAGCTAATGTAGAAAGAATGAATAAATTAATGCAAGAACAACTTGTAATCCCAGCAGATAATACAATGGTAGGTCAAAATTCATTTGGCGGATGGAAAGCAGGAGGTGAACTTCCAAAAGCACAAAATGGATTATCTGGAATATCACTTTTATCTAATCAACAACAACAAAATCCTTTGATGACCCAAATGCAAAAAATATTGCGTCAAAATAAAATTGATCAGTATTATGAGCCATATGGAGGAATAGAGGAGCATGATAAAATGAGAAAATGGGCACAATATCAAGACGCATTAGCTAGTGGTAATGAATCAGTAATAAATGCATTCACAACATTATACCCTGAGTTTCAAAATATGTCATATGGTGATGCGTTTGCATTATCTAGACAATCACAAGAATTTGCAAGTCCAGGAGCGTTTGGTTTAGAAGGTGAAAATAACCCAATGTTTAAAATGCCTTATGGTCCTACTGGACTGCCTAATTTTAGATGGAATAATCAAATACATGGTATTGAAGAAGGTGATGATAATATTTTTGACTGGAGAACAACTGATCAAATCCAAAATATAGGAAATCAAATGGACCAAGAGTTAACCATGGACTTTCTTATAGATAACCCTGATTTAGCTAACTCAGAACCTATAGATTACTATAACTATATGGTAGATTACTATAAGGATGATAAAGAAAAATCAAGGTTATTAAGAGATATAAAGAAAAATAATCCTGATAATTATTTAGATTTATTATCTCCTTCTAGAAATGCAGCATTATATAATCAATTCCGTACACATCAAGGAAAAAATCCTGCTTTAGACCCAACTGGTTGGAATGATCCTAACAATGACGAGATTGTTGAAGATTTTGATTCTAAAAGTTTATATAATACTGAGATTAATTATGTAGATAATATAGGTGGAGGTGCTGGTTTTACAAGCATGAGTGGTGACCACGGTCATGCTGATTGGCAAAATGTTCCATTAGACTTATCTGTTGAACAGGGTATGGGTACAAATCAACATGCTGTTGATGCATATTTATCTTCAGATGCATTTAACCAAGGACCTAAAAAAGCTGAAAATTGGTTAAAAAATTATAATGCAGAAACACTGAGCGATTATAAAGAAAAGTATGGTAAAAGCTATTTTACAAGTTCTGATCCAAACTCTGCATATCCAACATCTACTTTAGATGAAGAAATGTATAATAAATTTTTAAAGTATGAACCTGGACAAACTGGAGAAAACCGTAATCCTCTTTTTGAGAACATATATTCCAGTATGAATAATCAAATTCAAGAAAATAATATTGGTAGTGCAACTCTTACTTATAATAATCCAAATAATAATGAAGAAAGTATACTAAATTATGGTAATTCAGACATACCTGAATATCTTAAAGATAGAAGGATGGGCTTACTTAATGCTCGTGGAGATAGACTTAGACAAGGAAGAACAAATTTGTGGGGACAACAAGTTCCTGTAACAAATGAAAGATCAAATCAACCATTAAGTTGGTATGAAAGAAATATAACTAAACCTTGGAATGATCTTGGTAACTGGGCTAATGCTCCAACGGGTGCTCCACCATTATCAGGTTTTTTATATAATACTCTTGATTGGGCTGGAGATATAGCAAGACCTTTAATAGGCAGCACTGCTGGTTCTTTACCAAGAATTACGTATAATACGTATAACAGTATGTTTGATGATCCAAATGAAAGAGGTCTGTTAGATGGATTTATGGGAGAATCTCAATATTACATGCCTGGTAAAAGACTTATGGAAAATCCAAATTGGGGAAATGCCGGTATGGTTGGTCTAGATGCTGTTTCTATTATACCTGTTGGTAGACTTGGAAGCATGGCTGTTAAAGGGTTACAAGGAGGTTTAAAAAATACAAGATTTTTAACTACAGGTTTAAATAGTAGTAAAGGTCTTAAAGGTAACTTTAATACATTAAAAGGTAATTATAGTGATCTTAGATATATGAACCCTAAATTAAAAAATATGTATAAATTTGATGCACAAAATCCTGGACTATTACGTAATACTTTAAATCAAAAAGGTCCTTTTACTGTTAATACTCCAGCTGGTCGTCAATATAACTTAACAGGTAACATGTTTAATAGTGGTTCTACACCTATTGGAAAAAATGCACTTGATTTTGGAACAGCATTTGATAAATATAAACATTTTGGAACAGTGCCTGGATACATTGGAACTAGTTTTATGGAGCCTAATCGTGATATATCATTTACACTTAATCCAAATGTAGTAAATGCACCAAATTTTAATCCAGGTTTAAAAACAACAATAATACCAAAAATAAAATAGTTCATTAATCATTTGCAAGTTTCATATTTTTATTTATAACTTTGCAACCAAAAACTTAACATATGAGTATAGATAACATAAATTGGGAAGAATTTAATAACATGAGCGAAACAGAACAGATAAAACATGAAGAAGCATTTATTCATCATGCGTTTCTAAACTCATACCGCCTTCTTGTAGGGAGTACAACATATCAAAAATTCCTAGAAGAGGAGGAACCTACAGGAGCTCTTACATTTATGCATGACATAACATCATCTGACAACCCAGATAAAGAAGATGTCTTAAATTTAATTGATTACTTTGCAGAAAGAGATGATTTTGATAAATGCATAGTACTCAGAGATAAATTTATAAAAAACAAATAGTAACTAAATAATTTGTTATGCCAACAGCAAACAAAAGTAAAACTCCACCACGTGGAGCAATAAGATTTTCAATAAGTCTATCTGAAGAACAAAAAAAAGCTAAAGCTGAAATATTAAAAAAACCTTATAACTTTATTGTAGGAAGAGCAGGTAGTGGAAAAACACTTCTTGCAGTTCAAATTGCTTTAGATCAGTTCTTTAAAAGACAATATAATAAAATCATAATAACTAGACCCACAGTATCAACAGAAGATAATGGTTTTTTACCTGGATCTGAACGTGAAAAAATGGAACCTTGGCTAGTACCTATTAGATCAAATATGCGTAAGGTATATAATAAACCTTTGATACTTGAGGAAAATAGGAGAAAGAAGAGTAAGATTGAATTATGCTCTCTAGCCCACTTTAGAGGCCGTACATTTGATAATTCTATTGTAATAGTAGATGAGTTCCAGAATTTAACTAGAAGTCAACTAGCAATGGCAATTGGTAGACTAGGAAAAGAATCAAAAATAATCTTTTGTGGTGACTCATATCAAATTGATCTAAAAGATAAAAACTATTCAGCTTATCATGATATGTCTAAACTGACTAATTCTAAGTATGTATTTAAAACAGTATTAGAAGATTCACACAGACATGATGCAATTGAAGAGTTACTTGATCTATTAAATGGGTATCACTAGATAATAACTAAACTTATTTCATTTAATTTTTAAAAAAATATAAGAAAGTAAACCTTTTTTGTTTATTTTTTTGTATATTTGTAATATATTAATCATAAATCAATTTAAAATGGCAGACAAAATGCAACAAGAGCTATCAGAAGAAGAAATGGTAGCAAAACGTGAAGAAATTACAGCGTTTTACAAAGAAAACATTGAACATCTAAAAGTTCAATTAGAGTATGAAGGTATGTTAAGAGACATTGAAAAGGCTAGAGCTGAAAGAGTTCAAGCTCAAATGTTTTTAGCACAAGCTGCTGCACCACCTCCATCTAGTGAAAATACTAACTCAACTCCTGATGAAGTACCAGTCAAAAGGACTTTAAAAAGAGTGCAGGATGAGGTTTAGTAAAGAGCAAATTAAGAAAACATTAGAAAGCAAAGGTTATAAGTGGTTTGAAAACGGAGACTACAATGTAAATATTGTAGGAATTAGAAATTCTGAAACTGCTGGTAAAGTAACTAATAGATTTGATGATACAATGACTGTATCATATAAAGTTGGTGGAGAATGGGTATATCATGAGTTTGATTGTACTACAGATCCTGGATCACATTACATGGATGCACCAATTGTTAAATCAAAAGGTACTGCAGTATTAAAAGAAGGACAATATTCTAAATCACATAAAATTAGAAAACACCAAGGTAGATATGAGGCATTAGGACAACAAAATCCTGTAACAGTTTATAGAGATAATAATAGAGATGAAATCTATAACTTTAATTCAGAAAATTTAGATACAGGGTTATTTGGTATTAATATTCATAGAGCTACTAAATATGCTGGTAAAAAGTCAACACAAGTAGATAAATGGTCTGCAGGATGTCAAGTTATTGCTAGTAATGATGATTGGACAAAGTTCATGAAGAAGATGAGAAAAGCTAGAGACACTTGGAGTAATAATTTTACATATACTTTAGTTAACAGCAATGATATTGTTAAAACATGGCTATCGTAAATAAGGTTGATAAAAGAGTTAAAGTAACTAAAGATGCTATAATAAAGTATCAAATAGTTACATATTGTTTTTTAAATGATATTCAAATAAGTAAAGCTGATTTAGATTGTTTAAGTGAATTAGCCAAACTTAAAGATACAGAATTAAATAAGTTTTGTAAAGTTATATCTGAAAAACAAATTTTTAAAAGCGCTCAATCATGTAGAAATGCAATTCAAAAAGCAAAATCTAAAGGATTGATTGAGAAAGTTGATAAAAAAATTCTTTTATCTTCTGATATACAACTACAAGTAGATGGGAGTATTTTATTAGACTATAAAATTCTTAGTGTTGAAGAATAATATAAAACCAAAAACATATAAAATATTCTATTC